TGATGGAAGGCGCCAGAAAAACCGCCGGAAATAGTCGCACTAACTACCGGTGAAGAAACACTATAGTTGCCATTGAACCACTCTATTTGACCCGCCACAGTTCTATTGACGATTAAATTGTAATCGCCGGCCCCAGCTGATGAATCTCTATGACTTAGGGGGAAATAGAAACCGTTACTGTTTAGGTATATAAAAAATTCAATAGTAAAATTTTGATCCCCAAAAACGAAACTAGAATCACTGGGAATAGAAAGATAATCGTTGGTCCCATCAAACAGCGCACTGTACCCACCGAATTTTGCTTGGGCCGATGAGATCGTAACGCCATTATTGGTGACCGTAACACTATTCGGCCCGTCGTCGTTTACGTCAGTGTCAAACGGCAAATACAGGCTCACCGCACTCGCATTCGTCGCGGGCGCAGGCACGCTAGTTGACAGAGAGCCGGTCGCGTCGATGTTGCCGATCAAGCGGGCCATCTTACGATAGCTCCTCGTAGCTGACTACCACCTCCAAGTCATCAGCGGCACTTGCTGTAGCCACAATCGAGCGGTCTTCTTCAAGGTAAATTGCAGAGTTTTTGTCAACTACAACCAATGTCGAGTCGGCAGGAACGACGACAGTTTTTGCGATGTGGTAGGCTGTGCCGCCACCTGATGCAGCACTGTTTACGCTTAGTGTAATGTCTGCGTTGTTCGTACCATCAACGTTCGCAACATAGATTACGTTGACTTTGAACACCTTGTTGCTTGAAGCAGCGTTGCTCAACAAGGTAGTGGCGTTTGTGGTTGATAAGTCTAAATAGGATGTTTTAGCCGTGATTGTGGCTACGTTAACAATGTTTGGTGCACTCATAGCCTAACCCTCAGCCAAAAACGATTGCCATCGCGATTGCTTTACCCATCGTAGCAGCACCTAAGTTTGAAAGCGCGGTTGCTGCATCACTTGCGCCTGTCCCGCCATCCGCAATCGCTAAGTCACCCGCTGCAATCTGCCCGCCAGAGCTGACAGACAAAGCACCAGCCGCTAGCGATGTGGGCAGCACTAAATCGTATGTCGCGCCTGCAGAGTGCGGCGGACTAGCAATAGAAACACCGTGAGTGTTTACCTCACAGTTCAGCATAATTTTGGCAGAGTTCGTATTGCCACGCACCTCAAGGTAGCCGGTTCCGTTTGCTGCGACTTGCACATTACCATTGGTGTTAGTTGAACTCAGCTCATTTGCATCTAACTTGAGGTTATCTACACGCGCGTCAGTGACAGCAGAGTTTGTGCCAAGCGTGATGCCGTCTACAGCGCCGCCATCAATATTGACACTATCAGCAGCTTGTGTAGCAATCGTGCCGAGGCCAAGGTTTGTTCTAGCACCCGATGCATTACTCGCGCCTGTGCCACCGTCAGCCACAGCAAGGTCTGTAATGCCACTGACTGTGCCACCTGTGATGGCAACACTGCTGATGTTGACCGCACCGGCTGCATCAGCGAACACCGCTTTGCCCGCAGGGTAGACACAAAACACATCTTTTGTGCCGGCAGAAAAATCTGTAGCAGAGCCATTGTTACTGCTCGCTAGCACCGCTGTACGGGTCAGCGTTGTGCCGCTAGCTGTATATGTGCCGAGTGCTGTTTCCCACTCATCGGCCCCGCGATGCACAATCGTAAAATACGTTGTGTTTGAGTTGCCGACTTCGCTGAACGCATCAAAACCAGTTACAGCACCGGCAAGCGTGATCGTACCAGTGCCAGTGGTGGTAGATGTTTCGCGTACACGATCTTTGACTACAAGTGCCATTTGCTTATCCTACGCAATGCGGATGATAGCGCTCGATGCGTCAGCAGTGGGGAACTGTACCGTAAAATCACCAGCACTTGCCGTCTTGTCGCTGCCAAAATCAAGCACACACACCGCCGGGTCGCTAGTAGCATCTTCGTTGAAAATGAGTGCGCCTCGTGCCGTGATGCTCACAGTGCTGAAAGTAAGGTCAGCAAAATCAGTCAATGCAGTCGTGCTTGAGCTTGTCGGCGTCACATTCGTTAGCGTACCGCCTTTAGCACTATAGCCGCTACCACTCACTTCATTTGAGGTGGTGTAAGCGGTAGTCGCTGCATCAAGGTTTGCACTGCTCGTATACAACGCTAGCTTGAAAGTATCGCCACTGCTGTTGGTGAAGTTGTGCACACCTTTCAATAACTCAACCTTGAACGAGGTGCACATCGCTTGCGTGATAGCCATTTATATTCTCCTTATGAGTTCTGCTAAGTCATCATGGCCTTGCTGCTTGAGCAGATTATAAAGGGTCGTTCTATCCGAAGCGACAGCCTGTTTCATGTAGTAGACTAAAACATTCCGCAGTGTATCGCAATATGCCCTAGCCTGCTGCTGTATCTCGGGTGGTGCAGAATCAGATACCTGCATTATTTTGTTCAGGCACATCTCAGCGATATCTTCCACTGAGTGCCCTTTGTTTGACGTAGTGGCTACACCAACAGGCCCGACGTTGGCAGAAACTTCAACACTAAACATCAGCTTTTTTGCCTCATCACCAGGCCCATCCTGTATGCATCTGTCACTTCGTCTGCTTCGCCGAACTCTTTCAACCGCGACAATGCCTCAGCGTAGCGCGCCTGATAGTTCTGCAACACATCCGGCTCGCCCTTCATAAAGGTATAGGCTTCGTACAGAGTGGCGTACAACAACGCCAGCGGCGCGTTTGTGCTCAGCCAAGTCGTACCACTATCGCCTTGCACAGTCAGCGAGTCAGGCTTGAAATAGTAATGCAGCTCAGTTTCGTACGCCTGATCAGGCGTAGGCGCTACAATCAAGTTACGATTGTCATACTGCGAATAGTATTTCGGCGTGCCTGTAGTTGCGCCGTTTGGGTTGACTGTTTGTATGAACGTCACATTTTTGCGCAGCAAGAACTCTTGGCGTGAGTTGTTCAGCACGGTCAGCGAAAAGGCAGCCAAAAAATCTGTAGGGAACACAAGAAACTTTTGGTTTGCTGTAAACGCACCCAAGGCGTTTTTGCGGAAGATAGATAGCTGCACTTCTGTAAAGATGCGCTGCTCTGCGTTTTTGATGAACGTATTTAGCTGATTTGTAAACGTAGTTTCGTTGTTCTCGGTGTAATCTTGCACCGCTGTTTTCAGCTCTGCGAACGTAAAACTCATGATATCACCACCGCAACAACGCCGACCGAAGTTAGCCCAGCAAGCCCCTGCGCTGCGCTTGGCCTTGGAAATATCTTACCATCGCCTACAGGCACCACTACAGGTTCTTTGCGGTCTGTACGTGGCTCAAACAAAGCCTGTAGATCAGGTGGTGGCACAAACGGCTCAAGCTGTGGCGCTTTTACCTCATAACATTCTGGGCATACCTTCAGGCCGTTCCACTCTTTGCGCAGCTCAAGGTATTTGTACTGCTGACCACAACGGTCGCAGATACCGAGCGCAAACTTTCCTGTGGCAAACAGCGTACTCATACGTTGATAAACCCGTAAAAGTCCTTAGCAGGAATCAAACTCAACCCGGCCCTATCTCTATCTTCTGCGGCTGCGCGCTCAAACTCTTCCTCGTATTGTGCTTTGAGCAGTTGCGTAAGCTGTGGATTACGCTTCATTGATAGATAATATGCTAGCCCTGCTGTCAGGCATGGATAGAACCGAAACGGTACTTCTGAATCGTTTGTATATTCATCAGCATCGTCAATGCGGGTGAGCCGATCATATACAAACTCGTACACATTTGATTGGTCTGGCGTAGCCCAAAACCGTATCTGCGGCGTGATCTGGCGGTCGACGTAAAACTGCGTCGGCTGTGCTTGAGTCAGCTTATTTGTCAGGTTTAGATACTGGTCACGGCTGATACGGTTCAACGTTGTATCACTTTGCGTAGTTGCACCTGTGCTTTGCCGCAACACGCCTGACAGCACATCAATTGATGCCTGCACGTTTTCAAAGCTCAAGGCAGCAGACAGTGTTGTTGTTGCACCACTCGTCGCGCCAGTAAGCGTCTCGCTTGCTGTAAAGGTGCCTGACGGCACTGTTAAGGTAAGCTGTGTGCTACTAGGTTTCGCCGTCACCTGCGCTGTAGCGGCGCTTGAGCCGCCTGTAACAGTCTCGCCGAGGGTAAAGCTACCGCTCGCCGCTACTGTGGCTGTGAGATCACCCAGCGGATAAGTGTTTACACCCGCCACCAGCTTTAGCGTCTTTTGTTCAATAGTCCACCTGTTCAAGCCACGGTTGGCCCAATCAGCAAATAAAATATTCAATGAACGCTTTGCAGAATCAAGGTCGTAGCCGGTGCGTGGTATAACGCCACAACGCTCATAAGCCTCTTCAATGTAATCAGCGACGTCTAACTGAAAGTTTTTTGATTCTGAAAAGGCCATCTACTTACTCATCTTGTGGACGATGAAGGTTATCAAAAACCTCATCTGTGTCGCGATACTCCTCGCTTTCGGCGCTAAACGCTCTGTGCATCGGCTCAAAATCAGGTCTATCTTCACCTATTGCAAAAAACGCCGGATCATAAAGCTGACATCTGTTGTTCGGTACGCCAACGATATGCCCAGTATCTAGACAGCACAGATGCGTGATTTTATTCTGCCGATGGTCATCCGCATACATACTGTTCATATAATCGACTGAAAACCAATAACGCCCTGGAACCTTGACGCCTTCAATGAATGCAAACATAGGCATATCTGCAAACATATCAAAACGAACTACAGAAAACTCAAACGAGCTGCAATCCCAAGGCTGTATCTGGTAATCAGTAAAATCGTCCTCACACTCTTTGGTGACAATAGCCCTCAGGGGCATACGACTCCAACCGTAACCCCCAAGGCCCTCTTCTGTGAAGCAAACTTGGAAACTCAACTGCCTACCCATGTAAGCAGTCACCGCATGAACAAAACCCTGAAGGTATTCGCCATGCCCACGCTTGTTCGCAGTAGTGTACTCCTTACGGATTAGCACCCTTTTGAAGGGTATATTCTCCGTCAGGAGGGCCATTAGTACTTAGGCTTTTTCACCATGCCACCTGCTTTCATCT